TTTAATTGTCTGAATTGCATTAACGAACCACGACTACCATTCGAACCAATATCACCATGTTGACCAAGTTCCCAATTTTTAACCATGTATGATGCACTTCTACCCAATGTTATAAATTTTGGATACCTTTCATTAATTATAGATGGAATTACCCCTTTAACATTATATGGGTCTTTACCATATTGTTCAAGTAATAAATCACTAAACTTCATATATAGTCTTGAATTTTTAAATGTTGGTTGTTTTTTCCAATCTTCATTCTTTAACCATCTATCTAAGAAATCATCGTGATTACTTCTAACGATTACAACATTTTCAAAATCTTTAAACCTATTTAAACCATCAAGCATATTATCTATTTCCTTACCCAAATCATTGATACCTAACATTTCTTTACCATATTGGATAAATGGGTCTTTCATTTCGTGATGACTTATTGAATTACCATCAAATACATCATGCAATACAACATGCTTTGGGTTTAATTCATGCATTAAATCGATGGTTGAATCCAAAACTTCATCATCATGGTGACCATAATGTAAATCACCCAAAACTATTGCTTCAATTCTGTTAATTTTCTTAACCTCACCATTCTCAACTCTGAAATATAAATCACTAAATGAACCATTTTTATCATCAGCTGTTACTTGTCTAACGAAGAAAATATCTTCATCTTTAATTTCAACAACCGCAAAACCAAATGTGTGGTGGAAATCACCCTTTTTACCAGCTTTAGAGTCCGTATAATTCTTTTTAGTTAATGCACCAGTAGTTAGCATCATTTTTGGTTTACTATGCTCTAAAACAGGAATCATTTCCATTTGAACTTTAGGGCTACCAAATATGCAAGAATTAAGACCACTTAACGCTTGTAAACCAGTCATTGGGTTAACAGCAGTTGGTTGTATCTTGATGTCTGATAATATAGAAACATATTTGTGAATATCGTGTCTATTCGCATCCAAATAAGCAACAATTGATTTGTCCCAAGTTTCTTCCTCTTGTTGTGCTTGTGACCACATTGATGTTGGGTTTTTATATCTACCAGCAATAACATGTATATCAGCACCAATATAATCAGCATATGCTTCAATGTTTTTTAACAACCCAGCATGGACTGGTGTGTTGTTTTGAGCCCAAGTTATGATGAATCTTTTCTTATTCTTATCAAACTTCCTTTCTTTGGCTTTAACATATTGTTCTGGTTCAATATCAACCTTTTCCTTAAAATTCAATTTTTCAGAACACCATTTACGAACAGTTCTTTCGGATTTACCGAAGAAATCCATCAACTTAATCATTCTATCATCCCAAGACATGTCCTTATTGGTGTATATGTCATAGGCATATTTTTTATCCGCTTCAGTTAAATCTTTAAACTTCATAAAACTACTTTATCCTTATTGTTATTATTTAAATACTTCATTATTTTCCTTTTTGCTTTAAAAAGGTTTGATTTAGATGACCCAACACTAATACCTAATTCTTCTGATATATCACCATGTGTGAAACCATAAAGACAATACATTTCAAATACACTCCTATACGCATCAGATAACTTATCAATTGCTGAGTATATTACACCCATATCCAATTCATTATCTTCACCAAATAAATTTAAAATCATTTCACAATCAATACCACCAAATGATTCATCATCACGATATTCAATTTGAGTTTTCTTTCTTCTGATGAAATCTATGGATGCATTTTTAGATATCCTTATAATCCAACCAAGAAATTGTTCTTTTTTATTACCAGTGAAACTATCCAGCTTATCCATAATTTTCAATAGTACATCATGTGATAAATCCTCAGCTTCAAATTGACACTTAATGTATTGTTTGCAAGTTATATAAATTATTCGATAATATTGATTATAAAACTCTTTTTGGGATTTAGCATCACCATTTTTACAACCATTTATTAGGTTTTCTAAATTCATCCTTAACAATTAATTCGTTTTCCGTAAACACTTTTTAACATTAAACAAGCTTCTTCTTCATTACTTGGATTCCTTTTGATTATATCCAAAGCAACACTTAATATAGTTAAAGCTGTTTTTAATCCAGCTCTATCATCTAATAATATATTATAGAATAACTTACCTTTACCACCATGCAGTTCGATGATATTTTCGTTTATAGTGTCCCAAGGTACATCATTTTCATCCAAATATTTAATCATTTCTTCATGCCTTTCTGGCGGTGAGCAACTAAATACAATAAATTTAGCATCATATTTTTTACACTCACGTAGCATTGATTTAACTGTATTAAATTTATATCCGAAACCATGATAATCAAAAACTGTATTATCGTAATCATAAGCAATAATTATAGATTTATGTTTAACCCACTCATTAACTAACCTCTGTATGCAGTTAATGTCATTAAGATAAGGGTCAATATGTTTATTTCCCATATTTGAACCTATTTAAATTTTTAATTGTTATCTTTTCTTTAACCTCTTGATATGATATCGGTCTGAAATCATTTGAATCAACACCAACATCAATTTGGTTTGGTGATAATTTTATGTCATTGTCAAACATACCATGAACATGACCAAACAATTGCCATGAACCCCTATGTGATTTATCCCAAACAACCATTGGGTAATGACATAATATTATATCTTGTTTTTCATCAACAACCTCATCATCTAAAACGGTTATATTTAATAAATCATAAATACCACCATTAAACATATCTCGGTTTGCCTTATTACTCAAAACACTCTTTTCATGGTTACCGATAATTAATATCTTATTACCATTTAATTTAGTTAGTATTTCATTAGTTCTTTTTGGGTTGGTTAATGAGAAATCACCACAGCATATAATTAAATCATCATAATCAATAACCATGTTCCATTTGTCAATTAAAATCTCATCCATTTCTTCAATCGAATCGAATGGTCTATTACAATACTTTATAATATTCCTATGACCAAAATGAGGGTCAGATGTAAACCAAACTTTGTTGTTTGGTATCATACTAAAATTATATGCTGTAGAATTGTTTCTCATATTTTTCTAACATAATAGGTCCACCCCTTATCTGAATTTGTTTCAAAAATTTCAGCAATTTTTTTTGCTTCTTCTTCAGTTTTAAATTCTAAAATTTCATGATTGCTATCAACTAAAAATACATGTTGTGGTTTACCATTCTTAGTCTTCAAAACTTTAACAATCATATAAGATGTTTCAAATTTATTCATGTTCTATCTTTTTTGGTGTAAATTTAATCCAATTTCGGTCATACCATTTTGTTTTATAATGACCAGGTTCAAATTTTCCAGTGAACATAACAATATCCATAGCTGTTGGTAATTCACTGTACAATTGTTCCATTTGTTTTATATACTCTTCATTGATATAGAATATCTCGTCATTAAGTGGGTCAAAACCTTCTGGTTTACCTTGTAATATCAAGAACATGTCTTCTATGATGTTATCACCACCAAAAGGTGATGTTCCATATTCTTCACCCTCACCTATCGATTCTATACAATTATTGTTTTCATTTATTGACCACTTTAAGTTTTTTAATAACTTTAAATGGTCATCAGTTAGTTCAAATTTTAATAAAGCCATACGCAAATATATTATTAATATTTTATATGTGCACATTTTTCTGGAAAAATGTTGCAAAAATCTATTCTTTTCATAGAAAGAAAGGTATCATCAACCCTAAAAAATATTGTATCACCAATAAGAGTTATTTTATCTGGTTCCCATTTTTGTACAATATCTATGGGCATATTCTGCTCACCCAAATTAGCAGTAGCAACTAAAACTGATTTACTCATTTGTTTCGTTTTTTAACTTATTCAATTCGTCATATAGTTTTTTTACATAGACTTCTAATTGAGGGTTAGTTTGACCCAACCCTTCATAAAATTTAATTAAATTTGTTATATCCTGGATTAATTTTTCGTTACTATCCATTATGCACAGGGTCAGTATTTGTTAGTAAGTTTTTAACAACTTCAGATAATAATTTACCATCATATTGACCAGTATGATTTTGATTAAAATATGCCATAATTTTACCCATATCTTTAGGTGAATTATAATTATTACCTAATATTAATGAAGATACGGCTAATTGAATTTGAAATTCAGTCATTTGTTTTGGCATATACTTTTCAAGTACAGCAACTTCAGCTTGGTCACCACCAGTTTCATTGATACCGTCAATTGATTTTTTAACCAACTTAACAATATCAGCATCTGATAATTCAATCTTACCATTTGATGATTGTTCAGCTCTTTGAATTTCACCCTTTAATACTCTTAACACGTTTAATGTTGTCGTGTCTTTAGCTTTCATTGCAGTAACCAAATCTGCACTAATTTGCTTTTGTAGTTCCATATAACTATTTTTTAATTTTTAAATAATACTGATATCCATTGTCATTATCAATAGCATAAAAAGCCCATTTAAGTAAACCCTGTTTTACTTTTTCAGCAATCTCAGTTCGTTTATTAATATCACCAAATGCCTTATGTCTTTCAAACCTATTATCAGTCGGTAATTTCTTACTATCAACCTTTTCTTGAGGTATCATTTCAGATAAAACTTTTTCAACTTTCTGTGTAGTTCGTTTAGCAGCTTTGGGTCTAACCTTTAATGGTTCTTCTTTTTTAACTATAGGTTCTGATTCAACTTTTACCCGTTTTTTAGCCATAAATTATCTAATTAATTCATTTAACCTCGCTTCTAATATCGCTAATCTTTTATCAATTTGTTCAATCGCTCTTTGATTATCTGGTGACATATTAATGCCAGCATTTTGAGCTTTTAATCTTGATTTTTCTCTGTTTAATTTGTCACCTTCAGCAATTATTGCCTCATACATTAGTGCCTTCTCTTGATTTGTCATATTTTTCTTTTACTAATTTACCAATAATATCATCCAATATTACCGATTTATCCCAATAACCCAATTTGTGGGCTTCATTGATTAACTTTATTAAACCATCACTCAATAACTCAACATCTTGATTTAAAACCTCAATTTCTGATTCCTTATCCGTTGGTGGTTCTTGATTAGGTTTACCTATTCGTATTTCATTACCAACCCTATCAGGGTCATAATCTAAAAATATCATATTTTTCATACTTGCAAATATAACAATAAAAAAACAAAAAATCAACCAAAAAGGTTGATTATTATGTTTTAATATAAATATACAATATTTATTTATAAATTTAATGTTATGGCAAAAGCAAGTAAAACTTCAAGTACTTCTTCATTTCTAAAAAAAAGTAGAAAAAAAAGACCAGGCGTGCATTCAAAAAATAAGAATTCTAAAATGAAATCTTCTAAGAATTACGCAAAAAAATACGTTGGGCAAGGCAAATAATTGTCTCAATACAATTTAATTTTTTTAAACCATATAATATATGGTGTGGATACTTTTTGCTATATTAATTTAGTACCCCCGATTGGATTTGAACCAATGGCCCCCTAATTAAAAGTTAGGTGCTCTAAAACCAACTGAGCTACGAGGGTGTAATTTTTCCATTAACGCTCGTAACTATTTCAGCCGAGCGCTTTAACGTTTAGACTTTCGTTTTGATTTTAATGTTAAAGCTTTCATAATTTTTAATTTTATTAGTTTATATTATTTTAGAGCAGATGAGGTGAATCGAACACCCATCCGAGCCTTGGCAAGGCCCCGTAATAGCCATTATACGACATCTGCATTATTGAGCGGATAGCCAGAATCGAACTGACATCTCCACATTGGAAGTGTGGAGTAATGACCATTATACGATACCCGCAATTTGGAGCCGAAGATGGGATTCGAACCCACAACCTACTGATTACAAATCAGTTGCACAACCAATCGTGCTCCATCGGCATAATTTGTCGGAGCGGAGGGATTCGAACCCCCACGCCGTTAGGACTTGATTTACAGTCAAGCGAGCCAGCCAATTGCTCAACACTCCGAAATACAGGATGAGTTTTTTACGTAATCAAATTAAAAGTTTGGTCGTTAAAAATTTTGCTGAATTCATCCTTTAGCTACCCAGGAAGGATTCGAACCTCCAAATTACACATTCAAAGTGTGTTGACTTTGCCAATTCGTCTACAGGGCAATATAGAGTCAGAATGGGATATATAACCCCCATAATGGGGGGTATAGGAATCGAACCTAAATAAACCATAGTTATTTGCAGTAACCATTCTTTGTACTCTTAGTCTAGAGGAAGGGATTCGAACCCTTGGCAGACACCTACTGTGTGCCCGCACTACGTTCCAAGCGTAGCCACTTTAACCTTACTCGTGCACCTCTAGTTATTTTGGTAGAATAGACTGGATTCGAACCAGCGTGCTCTCGGTCCCAAACCGAGCGAGATAAACCACTCCTCTACTACTCTATTTTATTTACCCAACATGTCAATGAACTTTTGAACTTATTTTATGTCTTGCTCAAAAAAAGACAATAAAAAAACCCGAACAGCGTTGTGCGATTCGGGTTTATATCATTGTGTTATTTATATACTCTTAACTATTAACACTTGAACATGACAAACCCGTCACACTAGGCTTCCCGCCTTGCGTTTGTTTCGGTTGATAATATGTCATTCCAATTGTTCTCATTTTTGTTTTTTTATTTGTTTCTAATTAAATATGTGCAAATATATTAAAAGTTTTTTATATATGCAATTTTTTTTTTATTTTTTTTAGTAGCGGGGGGCGGACTCGAACCGCCGACCTCTAGGTTATGAGCCTAGCGAGCTACCAACTACTCCACCCCGCAATGTGTTCACCATAAAGGATTTCAACCTTCACTTCTACCCTCCAATGGGTAGCGTACTTACTTTATACTAATGGCAAATAATGTTAGCCAGAATCACTTTTTTCATATATAACATTTATCTTGAAAAAGGTTGCTGAATTGATTCTTTTACTAAATATCTTTATCTCAAAATGGTTGTTTGTGTTTTTCATCCCAGCGGATTAACCCGTTTAACGTCCTCGGCTTCGCTTTGGCGATAGTCTACTATTATTCAACTAATCCTACTTGCACCTTTTGAGGTGGTCTGACGTTGATTTTTATTTTAATTGGAAACCTAACCAATTCGTATACAGTCATGACCACAGTATTACCGTGGTTCAGAGGATGCACACTTCGTCATAGTTTGTATCTATTTTTTGCAGTACCCATCTTTTTAGATAAATTTTTATAATAAATTAAAGAACGTTTTCAATAAATATGTTACAAATATAGTAACTATTTTTTAATTTGTCAACTTTTTTTTAAAAAAAATTAAAAATTCCAGTTATCGTTTTCTTCAACTGGTTGATTATCAGTTGTTTTGTTTTTAATTTCATCTCTTAATTTAGCAGCATCTTCATATCTTTCTTCTTTAACTGCTAATTTTAATTTTTCCTCAAGTGATAATTCAGTTTTAACCTCATCAAATGGTGTTGATACTAATTGAACCTTAACTATTCTACCTAATTCATTTTCCCATACACTTTCTTGGAATGTAAATCCATTTTTCTTGTATAACCTTTTAGATGTTGGTTCAGTGTTATTAAGGTCATCCTCATTATTAAATTTGAATTTATCCATAAATTCTCTTAATGATTCTAAATTTTTTCTTTTTCTCTGATTAAATAAATTGTTAAATAAATCATCAAATTCTTCAAACATAGTTTTATTTTTTAAATTATTGTTATGGCAAACACATATCAATTAAAATACCATTTAGTATTTTATGTCAATTAGTCAATATTTTAACGATTTTTTGCGTTGTTAAATGTCAATTAGTCAGTTATTATTTTTTTTTAAAGATACCAACAATTTGTTTTATAGGGTCTATTTTAGAAAAGTAAAAATAAAGACCAAAACATAACGCTGATAATAGGTAAAAAATAAAAGTAGTAATTGCATAAGAATTTGTTAGCTGTAATATCATGTAGAATAGAATATCGAACCCCATTGGGTTGAAGAACATGCCTAACATTAGCATAAGGGTTGATATTTTTCTGTTTACTGGGCTCACTATCCATATTTGTATTATTAGTAATTATTATATAACAAATGCCACATATATAAATATGTAGCATAATTGTTTTTTTTATTTTGGGGTGGAAACAGGATTCGAACCTGTGCGTTCCTCCGATGTTATTACACAACAATTCCACCCTTGGGTTATAGTTTAATTTACTTAATGTTTAAGAAAGTTCCACCATTTCCAGCAACTGTAGTTGGCAACTTACCATCCCACGCTTGTGCTTTTAAGTATTCAATATACACTGGTGTTAATTCTTGTTGTTTCAATTTAATAACTTTAGCTGCTGCTGAAGCACTAATTACTTGCTCAGCTGAATCTGCTTTTGCTACTGCTATTTTTCTTTCACCATCAGCTTGTGCAGCAATTGCTTGTTGGCGAGATGCCTCAGCTTGTTGGATAGCTTTAGTTTTGGAAATAATTGATTCTTGTAATGCTTCTGGTGGTGTAATGTTAGTTCTTAATTGAGATACATTAAACCACTTAGATAATCTAATATTACATTCAGCAACGATAGCAGCTTCAAATGCTTGCCTATGATTAAATATGCTATCAACTTCCCATGTGTTTGATACATCGTTAACAGCACCAATAATAGCATTCTTTAACCAACCTTGCTCAACATCAGATATTGGTCGTCTTAGGTTAACAAACATATCACCAATAGCATCTTCTCTTAAAGAGTAGTTAAACGTTGGTTTAATTGTTGCTGAGAAACCGCCTTTAAGTATTACGGTTTGGTCATCATACTCAATGTGTTGTTGGAATATTGGAAACTCTAATACTTGTTCAGTCCATGTATTATACATAACCCAACCAGTTTTGTATTGATAACTTGCAACACCTCTTTGGTTACCAACCAAATTGATTTTTAACCCTTTGTTACCAGCATCTATTTTTTCAATAGCATATGGTTGCACTGCTGAAATGAATATACCTATGAAGATAATCCCCAAAACTTTAACTAACTTTGCAAAATCTGGTCTTTTATCACCATATTTGTCTTCAGTAGTTAATCCTGTTTTAATAGCTGTCATAATAGCTATAACTGTAAAAATAATAACAATAATTGTTGATATCATAAATCTATGTTTTTAATTTTTTTTAATATTTGTTTAATTATATACCAAGTAAAATAAATAATTACAATAGTGCTTGGCCACAAAATGTAACTCGAAACTTCTCTAGAAACTACGTACTCAGCGTAGTAATAGACACTTAAGACATACAGAATAACCTCTGCTGGTAATCTAATTGTTTTTAACATGTTTTTTTTGATTTTAGTTTATAAAAAAGGGTCAAAATTACTTTTTTTTACATGCTACCCTTACACCATACACCCTAAGTCCCCTATCAGATGCAGTGGGATTCGAACCCACTCCCCTTGTTATCCATACAAATTTAAAATAATATTTGCTGAAGTAATTTTTTAATCCCTTTAATTTGAGGACTATATCTTTATTTAGTTTCTACTATATTATAAGTACCTTCAATTACACCCCAAGAAGATTCTTCTTGAAATTTATATGTTTCTGCAACATCATTTGAATTCATTGCTCTAGTTAAATACCAGATTTGATTTTCTTTCCAAGTTACATTAACAAGTTTTCTACCCTTTGGTAGATTAATCGTACCTTCACCGCCAAAGTTTTTAACTCTTGCATTTTCAGTACAACTGAAAAGTATTAATGGTAATAAAAATAAAACTTTTTTCATTTCTTTTTTTTTAGTTTACACAAAGATATGTATAATATTTTAATTGTGCAAGTTTTTTTAAAAATATTTTAGATTTATATTATGTTTAATAATTTATAATCTATTCTTTAATAAATCAATTATTGTACTTTTAGGTATATTATATTTTTCAACTAATTTTCTATAACTAAAACCACTTTGTTTATCAACAATCATAAAATTTATAACCTCTTCACTAATTGGTTCTTTTCGTTGGTTCTTTTCGTTTAACATGTTGTTTTCTGTCTTCCTCTCGTCTATCCATCATATTTTGAGATTGGGTACCTAATACAATATTATCCCAACTATTATCCAATGAATTACCATTTAAATGTCTAACAACCATACCTTTTTCAAATATTTGGTTTCCGTATTTTACAAAGGCTTGTAATTTATGAACTCTTAAAGCATACGATGAGGTAAATTCCGTTCTAATACTAACTTTAATATATTTATCAGATATTGAACCAGATAATATTTTACCACTTGGGTTCATGATTACACCATTTTTATCAATCGTATAACCATTATCAATCACCCAATTTAAAACACTTTTCATTTTATCCATAAACACATATTAAATGTGGAGGTGATGGGAATCGAACCCACCTCTCTCTCCTTGCAAGGGAGAAACGCCTAAGCCTTGGTACATGCACCCCCAAATTAAGATTTTTAACGGTACTATAGAATCTTTTAACTATGTGGCGGAGATGACGGGAGTTGAACCCGCTCCGAACTGCGTGACAGGCAGACATCTTAACCGTTTGACCTCACCTCCGTTTATTATTGGTATTCCAGACGGGATTCGAACCCGCAATCTTTGCCTTGAAAGGGCAACGACTTAACC